ATTATACTCCTGGTTTCACAAATTTCGCATAAAACAATATAAATAGAATCATGGCACAGAAGACATTTTCACTAGAAGATAAGAATCTTAATACGATAGCAAATCTTGCTACGAGTCGTATTAAGAACTATTCGGATATTGATTTGACATTTTCTACAAAACAGAATCCAGTAAATAGTCACTTTATTTTTCAATTTGATAGTGCAAGATTGGAAATAGGAGATTCTTCTGGTAGAATTTTAAGTGGTAATGATTTAAACCAAACAAGTTTGACTTATTATGCACCTACAATAAGAGTTGTTCATAAGGGTATAGACTTTTCAATTGAAGATAGTGCTTCTTATTTTAACGATTTCGGAGCTACAAGACCTATACGAGATATTCCAGCGGCAACTGCTGTTACACAAACAGGAACAAATAGACTGTACATTGGAAAACCTAGTGCAGATTCCGATTACACCCATCTTGACGAAGTTGTAGTAACTTCACATTTTACTAGAGGTGATATCTATAAGAAAGTCGATGCGGCCGCGGTAAAACAGGCATTGAAAAATCTTTTGTTTACAAATACTTTAGAGAAACCATTTCGACCTGGATTTGGTGGTGATTTACGAAGATACCTGTTCGAACTTAACTCTAAAGTTACAGGATATAATGTTAGACAAAGAATTATTAATCAAATACAAGCATATGAACCAAGAGCAAGAATTTTAAAATTAGAAGTAAAACCTCTTGTCGATACAAATGAACTTTACATTTATTTGGAAGCACTGGTAAGAAATGCTGAGACAGAGACAATCATCATAGAAACAACAGTTTCGAGGTTCAGATAAAATGGCAACTACAATTAATTCAACAGATTTAGATTTTAATACAATTAAAAACAATCTAAAAACTTTTCTAGCAAATAAAGATGAGTTTAGAGATTATAATTTTGAAGCATCTGGTCTATCAAATATTCTTGATGTGTTGGCATACAATACTCATTATAATGGCTTGATTGCAAACTTTGCTTTAAACGAATCCTTTTTAAGTACTGCCCAACTAAGACCAAGTGTCGTTTCTCATTCGGTTGGTCTAGGATATATTCCTGATTCTAAAACTTCTTCATCGGCAGTTGTTCAAATGACACTTAATTTTGGTGCAGTTAGTGATGTTCAGAATCCAATTTCTATTCCCGCAGGACACAAATTTACTGCTTCGGTTGATGGTATAACGTATAATTATCAAACAAGAGAACAAATAACTGCGGTTGATGATGGAAAAGGATTCTATCAATTTAAAACTCTAGACGATAATTCTAATGTAACAATCACAGAAGGAAATAGTAAAACAAAAACATTTATTGTTGGACCATATGCTGAAAATGTTAGTTATATTATTCCTGATTCAAATTTGGATATAGGCACTGTCACTGTGACACTGTATACCTCACCCACCACAACAACTGGTACGACTTATCGAAACATTCTAGACCTCGAAGAGATTACTTCTCAATCGAGAATTTTTATATTACGAGAAACTCCAAACGGATTTTATGAATTATCTTTTGGTGATGGTACCACACTCGGTGTTGTACCAGATACTGGTAATAAAATTGTTGTAGAATATATTTCGACTAATGGAAGTACAGCAAACGGTTGTACGACTTTTGTTTCAGGCGCAACTTCAGTACTTGTTGGAGGTAGTAGTGTTTCGAAAACTATAGTCACAACAACTGTTAGTGGTTCAGTAGGTGGTTCACCTAAAGAAACAATTGAATCTATTCGTAAAAATGCACCATTTCAATATGCATCACAAAACAGAATGGTTACTTCTGAAGATTATAAATCTCTTGCTTTAAGAAAGTTCTCGCAAGTTATCTCAGATATTAATACATGGGGTGGAGAAGATAATCTTGTACCTACATATGGTGCAGTATTCTATTCAATTAAATTTAAAGATAATTTGAGTCCAACAGTGATTGCAAATACCAAGAACTCTTTAAAAGACCTTGGTAGTAATTTAGCAGTTTCTTCGTTTACTTCAGAATTTTTAGACCCAGCAAATACTTATGTTGAACTTGATGTGTTCTATAGATTTAATAATAAGTTAACAACTAAGTCTGAAAATACAGTTAAAACTGAAGTGATTGCCGTGATTCAAAATTACTTTACTACCATATCAGATAAATTTAATTCCGCATTTAGACGATCTAATCTATTAACGTTGATAGATGGTGTAGGTAATTCAGTATTATCAAGTCGAACTGATGTAAGGGTTGCAAAGAGATTTTCAATTAATTTAGGCATAAGTAAAACATATACTGATAGAGTTCCAGTAACATTGGCATCTCCTGATGATAAAAATTATATTATTGATAGTAGCACATTTACATTTAATAATCAAATTTGTAAAATTAAAAACAAATTAAATTCAACTATTTTACAGATTATTTCAGTAGTGGATAATACAGTTTTAGTTAGTAATACTGGAAGTTATAAAGAAGATGGAACTATTAGTGTAGAAGCATTTAATCCTCAATCAATAACTGGTGGATTAAACTTTATTAAAATATCTGGTGTTCCTTCAAATCAAAGTGTACTTCCATTAGTACGAAATGAATTACTACAGTATGACCAACAGTCTTCTTTAGTTAGAGTTGTACCAACAACGGCAACGACATAACAATGGCACATTTCGGCATCAATGATAAAAAAAGAAGGGATATCTCTTTACACGGACCTAAGGTAAAGGAAGTTCTTCCTGCATGGTTTCAAAGCGAAAATCCACGACTTATTACGTTGCTCGAAAGTTATTTCGAATGGCTCGAAACAAATGCACCTGGTAATCTACTAGAACATTTGTTTGAAACGAAAGACCTTCTTAAAGTAGATGATAGCCTTTTAGAATTTGTAGAAGATGAATTACTTTTAGGTCAGGCATATTTTGGTGGATTCCCAGATAGAAGAACTGCCGCAATATTTGCAAACGTTCTTTATAAAACAAAAGGAAGTAAATTTTCAATACAACAATTCTTCAGAATGTTTTTAAATGAAGATGTTGATATTATCTACCCTAAAGAAAATGTTTTTAAACTAAAAACAAGTGTTGACGATTTTCAAACGTATAATCTTGTTCCTACTATAAACAAAACTAGGAATTATACGTTTGGGTATGTAGACTTGTTACGAGATCCAGATGATACCCTTTTCATTATAAACAGTTCAGAATTTCAACATTCTTCTCAAGTTTGTAAACTTAAAAATTTATTAGGGTCAACGCAATTACAAATTGTAAATTCCAACACTGGCACAGTTGTTGTAAGTAATATAGGAAATTATGATCCAGTTACTGGTTTTGTAACTATAACTGGATTTACTCCCACAGCTATTACTAGTGGTGACCAGTTTATTGAAATAATTGGTAGACGAGTTTATGACTTAAATCAATCTTTTATTGGACCAGATTCTAGAAAATATATTACTGATGATAAACTTTATCAGACATATGCAATACAAGTTAAGAGTGGATTTTCTAGATCAGATTGGGAAAGTTTATACAAGTTATTTGTACATCCTGCAGGAATGTATCTTGGTAGTCAGGTTCAGATTGTCAGTGTTTTGAATTTGGAAGTTGATGATATTCCAAATGTAGTACTACAACCACCTGTACCAATTATATATGAAGCACAAGCGGGTATTGCCGCTTCAGGATTCTTATCTGCTTCTGGACTTATTGTAGTTCCTGGTCTACCAGCAGGAGCTGGTAATACAATAAGAATCGAACTTGAAGGTGTAGAGGATAATGTTACAAAATATCAAGACCTCACAGTAACACAGTTAAGTCAACAATATTCAAGTATTGTGGATGTAATGAGAGCGACATCGATGGTATTCTCTGAAGACCATGATGCGGATTCGACTGGTGTAGGGTTCGATAACACACTTGAGAGATTTGACCAAGACAGATGGTTTGCATGGTCTAGTGATAGTGCAACAAATGCCGCACAGATAGTATATAGAAATGATTCAGATTCGTACTAAAGAATATAAAATATAGAGATACGTACTGAATAGTGTAAAAGTTATATAAATAAAACTAATAGTAATTGAGGAATGAAAATTGGCAAGATCGTATTTATCAATAGGAGCATCGGCAAACGACGGAAGTGGTGATACGCTTCGTTCCGGCGGAACTAAGATTAATGCCAACTTCCAAGAAATCTATCTAAAGTTAGGTGCTGATTCTGATGCATTAATGACAAACGTATCCTTTACGGCTACGAATATGTTAATGACGGATAGTGCCTACACACTCACTGTTGGCCATGATGCCTTAAATTCAGACGAAACTATAGAGTTTCCAAGTTTAAGTGGGATTGTTGCTTTGGCAGATGCCACCCAAACACTTACAAATAAAACATTAACAACTCCATTAATTACAAATCCAGTATTACAAGATTCAGCGAGTGCTGTATCACAATATACATTACTTCCCGGTAACCTTGCCGCAGACCATAATATTAGATTGCCAGTGTTGGCAGACAGTGATACGTTTGTATTTCTTGGAGCGACACAGACACTTACCGCAAAGACTTTAACCACTCCTGTAATCACTACACCTAAAGTAGGAACATCAATAAATGATACGAGTGGTAATGAATTAATTAAAGTAACTGCAACCGGTTCTGCCGTCAATGAAATTACTTTGGCAAATGCCGCTACAGGTGGTGGACCAACTGTGACCGCATCTGGCGGAGATACTAATATACCTATAAATATTGTTGCAAAGGGTAGCAGTTCAATTACAATAAGTAAATTGGCAGTTAATGAAATAGTCCAAACGGGTAACGGAGCGGCATCGGCCGTGAAATCTTTTATTATAGGTAATAAAGGTTCTGCCCTCGCAGTATCACTTGCAGATGGTACAACTGTCGGTGAATTAAAATATTTTGTCAACATCGGAGCAGGAGTAATGACGGTAACGCCAGCAAATTATGGTCAAGGTACCACTTTTGCACTCGCACAACATGATGGTTGTACTGCCATTTGGCAAGGCGCAAATTGGTACTTAGTTGGTAATCAAGGCGAAGTAACCGTAGCATAATAGGAACAGAACATGACAGCGACCGTAACAGAGACACTTAAACGACAATTAGCAACAAGTCTTTTCAATGACATTGGAGATTCCGCTAATAACTTTTATTATATTGGATTAGGCAAAACTACAGAATATAATTCTGGAGATACTGTTGTGACTCCAACTCTTAGCCGCCGTGAAGAACGGATGGCAAGATTAGAAATGCAATCTGTTATGCGAGTTGTGGATTATTCATTCGTTGTTCCAAGAACAAATTGGGTTTCTGATAGTTTCTATAGTTCGTATGATGATTATCAATCAGGTTATCCAGAAGATGAAGGTGGTTATGCATACTATGTGATTACTGACCAAAATAGTGTTTATATCTGTGTTGAACAATCAAGGTCCGCTGATGGAACACCAAATCGTTCGGTTACTAAACCAACATCAACCGCTTCGACAATATTCGCAACGTCAGATGGTTATAAATGGAAATTCTTATATCAAATTGATGCACCAACCGCAGATTCATATATTTCTGCTAATTATATGCCTGTACAAAATATTTTATTACAGGATTCTAGTTTAGATACAATCGCTGAGACCGCACAAAGAACAATACAAAATACCGCAATTAAAGGTCAAATATTAAACATTCAGATTCAATCTGGCGGTTCTGGTTATTCCTCAGCACCCACTATTGCAATTAGTGGTGACGGAGATAGTGCGGGTGGACCTTCTGCTCTTGCAACATGTACAGTTTCAGATGGCCAAGTAAAATCAGTCACAATGACAAGAAGAGGTAGTGGATATACACGAGCAAAGGTTGCAGTAAGTACGGGTAATGCCCAACTTAGATCGGTCATTGGACATCCATTAGGTGTTGGAAAAAATCCAATTAATGACTTAAAATCTTCAAGTATGATGTTTGTTGTTAAACCAAATGGTGACCAAGATAGTGATTTCCAGATAACATTAAATGACGATGCATATAAGATTAGACAAGTCATGCTTCTTAAGAATCCAATTGCAGGAGATAGTGCGTCTATCCCATGGCTTGTGGACTCTGATAACTATTATAAAGGAAGTACCGGTAGAGCAAATAAAGCAATGAAAGTTTCGAGTTTGTCGGGGCTTGTTCTAGGTACTCAAATAACTGGTGGTACAAGCGGTGCTTCGGCCATTATAGATAATGTATCGGGTAATAGAATTTTCTTTCATCAAGATTCAAACACTGGGTTTGGAACTTTTACAAATACTGAAAATTTAACAGGCAGTCCATCGGGTAGTGCGGTTATTGCATCACTTGCTAAAGCAGACGGATGTTTTGCTGATATTAACCCATTAACAGGAGACTTGTTACTTATTGACAATAGGGCCGCGGTTCAAAGGTCTGCAGGTGAACAACAAGACCTCAAGATTGTAATTACGATTTAGGATAAAAAATGGCAAACACTTATAACGAAAACACTTTCCTATCTACGTATCGAGATGATTTCAAAGATAGTGACCATTACCATAGGATATTATTTAACGCTGGTAAGGCTCTTCAAGCAAGAGAAATGACTCAACTTCAAACCATTACTCAGTCTGAGATGGCTAGATTTGGTCGAAACGTATTTAAAGAAGGTGGTATTGTAAACGGGTGTCAAGCAACAATTAATGCAATGGCGGAGTATATTCGTATTGATCTTACAACAGGATCATATGATGATATCGAAAACATAACAACAATTAATGCGATTATAGGTAAAGAGTTTCAAGGATCAACGAGTGGAATTAAATTTAGAATTGTTGATGTCATAACCTCTCAGAATGACGATACCCCAACAATCTACGTATCTTATACTGATGAAGGTACATCTGTAGCATCAACGTCTGCACCAGTTCGTATAACTTTAGGTGAAGACATTACTGATACGGCTACGGGTGCATATACATTCAAAGTTGCGTCTGCCAATGATATCAACGGTAACGCACATGCCGGACGAGGTACTTTCCTTAGTGTTAAACAAGGTGAAGTATTTTGCGTAGGACATTTCGTATTCTTTAAAGGTTCAACATTGTACCTTGACAAGTACAACACCGATGTCAATACGAATGTAGGATTTAAAGTCATACAAGATATTGTTACTGTATCAGATACGACCGCATTGTATGATAATACAGGTGCAACTCCTAACTTAACTTCTCCTGGTGCAGACAGGTATAGAATTAGACTATCACTTACTGACCAACGAAACGTTTCGAGTGATGACATATTTGTATTCTTTGCGAAGATAAACCAATCTAAGATTGTAAGTCAGACCGCGATAGATAACAGTTATAATATAGTCGAAAGTCGATTGGCTCAAAGAACAAAAGAAGAATCGGGTAACTATATTGTTGACCCGTTCATCATCAACTACACTGAAAATGATTCCGATATTCTTGCAGGAAGATTCCAATTAAACGTTTCTCCTGGTATTGCATACGTTGATGGTCATAGAACAGAACTAAGAGATCAACTAAGATTACCAGTTGATATTCCTAATGAGACTGATACAGTTGTTACGAATGTTTCAGCAAACATAGGTAACTATGTTGAGTGGGATTCTGCAAGTTATTTTCCAGATTTAAATACCTTCGAAAGAGTTAATCTATATGATGCAACTCTTGCGACAGGTAATGTAATTGGTCACGCAAGAGTTCGTGCAATCCAAGAAGAGACTCCTAATAATAGAGCATATCTTTTTGATGTTAAAATGGTTACTGATAAGAATTTCAGAACAGTAAAAAGTATTGGTAAGACCGGCGGTTTCTTTATTAACGCAGTAACAAATCAGAATGGTGAAACGTTATTACGTTCCTCTAAAGATAATGATTTGTTCTTTAACTTACCAAGAGCCAGACCTACGTCTGGAGAAGGTAGCGATTTTACCAATATTTCTTTAACGTATCAATTTCAATATACACATGCCGCAAGTTCTACTAGTACAGGTACGGTAAACGTATCGACAATATCCCCAGGAGTTGGAACATTCACTGATACTACTTCATGGGTTATTACAGACAAGGCTAGAGGAGTTATCGCTCCAACAATCACTCTGAGTGGTGGTAATGCTGTATTTAATATTACAGGATTAATTAATCCACATGACATTAGTGTAACGGGTTACGTTACAGTTGCATCTTCTGCACTTTCTTATAAAACAAAAGAAGTAATCTCAGAAGGGAAAGTACTTGATAGTGCAGTTACAGTGGGTGGAGTGAAGTATCTTCCTTTAGGAAAAACAGATATATTCAAACTTAAACAAACTAGGTATGATAGTGCCGGCGGAGATAGTACTGGTGACATCTTCCTACTAGACAATGGTCAACGAGATAATTTCTACGATAATGGTAGACTTATAATTAAAGAGAAATTTGGCACACCAACTCAAGGCATCTATGCAAGTTTTGATTACTTCAAACACGTAGATAGTAATGAAGGTGGCGCTTTCTTTAGTGCGGCTTCTTATCCAGTAGGAACTGGAACAAATCAAATTAAATATAGTGAGATACCAACGCACACACTTGTGACTGGTAACACTGTATCATTAATGGGTGTTTTAGACTTTAGAAGTGCAGTCGCTAATGGAGATTCTGATTACACAAAGGTAACACGTATACCTAAACCAACTTCTACAATTTCTGGTACAGTTAAGTACTATAAACGAAGAAATGATGCTCTTATTATGAACTCTTCTGGAGTTATAGAGTATATTCAAGGTGTAGATGACGTTGAACCTAAATTCCCACAAATTCCTAATGCGGCTCTTCCACTGTATTATATACAGATGGGTGCTAATACAATTAGCACCAATGACATGAGAATTGTTAAGGTAGACGCACCTCGATATCAAATGAAAGATATCGATGTAATTAGAAAACGTGTTGATATGGTAGAGAATGCCGTTTCATTAACCATGTTGGAACTAAGTACACAGAATATTAGAATACTTGATTCCGCAGATAATGAAAGAACACGTTTAGGTATGTTCTCGGATTCATTCCTTACGCTAGACTATTCTGATACCAAGAATGTTGATTATGCCGCAAGTATTAATCCTCAGATAGGACTATTAGCACCTAGACAAGCAACTTATGGTATGACACTCAAGTATGACTCTGATAATTATTCTGCATTGAATAGTAACGTTGTACGTAAAGGTGATAGTTTATATCTTGCATACACCAATAAAGCATATCAGTCTCAATTAAAGGCAAGTAGAACAGAAAATATTAATCCATTTGGATTAGTTTGTGAGACACCTAGACCAAGACAAATTAATGGCGGTAGTTGGTATATAATTGTTGGTGACCAAATTCACGAAGTCGATTCGGCTGGTGCAGACCCACGTGATGTCCTTGCGGCATACCCAAGTGTTACATCACCACCAGATATTGCGTGTCCAGCAGAACCAATACCTCCCGCACCATTAGTTGGTATTATGCAATTATCTCCTTCAAGAGATACATGGATTATAACAAAAAATGCTAAGAAAATTATCACAAGTTCAACTACACTTGATACTGATTTAGACCTTGAGTATTTACAAGACGAGTATCAATGGAACTGGCACGGCATTACTGATGTTTCGAGTCTCTCAGCAAATGACAAACTAGGAGAATCCAGGTCAATCGAAACAATTGCAACGGCCAGCATTCAAGTGCAGGAAGATTGGGCGGATGATGATGATGACATGAACGGTCGATTTTGGTGGACCGATACCTGGAACGAATCTGTATCTGTAGAAGCAGTTCATACAAAACAATTAACAGTTACAGGTATTAATACTGTTACCAAGAATCTTGGAAATACAACGGTTCAAGTTGGAGTTCTACCATGGATGCGACAAAGACTCGTATTCTACAAGGCAGAAGGCCTTCAACCCAACACTACTCACTATCCATTTATAAATGGTAAGAGAATAGATGCATTCATAAGAAGAGATACAAATGGATTCAAAAAGGTATCTAGTGTTGCAGACGATGATGCGTTGTACATTGAAGATTATGGAACGTTAACGGCACATCCAAGTGGTTCTAATGTTTTAAAATCTGATGCAAATGGCACAATCGAAGGGACTTTCTTAATTCCAGGTGGTTTAACTGCTGACGGTGTTACTGTGAATCCTAACTTTAGACTAAGAGCGGGTTCGGCACAGTTATTATTAACTGATGTTCAAAATTCACTTGTTGCTAGAGCGAGAAGTCATTCTGTTGGAAACTATTCTTGTTCAGGTGTAATTAATGAAGTCACTCAACGAGAACATCAAACTACAACAATCTCAATTGGTGAAAGTATCTCTTCTTCAGGATTTAGAATAAATGATGATAATATAAATGATGACCTTAGTAGACGCGGACAAACTGCACTATTCGAATTGGCCGAGAAATACAATATTGCCGGTTACTCACTGCCAGCAGTTGTTGATCCACTTGCACAATCATTCTATGTTAACGAAACTGGTGGAGTATACATTACAAAAATTGGTGTATTCTTTAAAACTGCACCTGCCGCCGCTGACCAACAAACTCCAGTAAGACTTGAACTAAGACCTACTGTGAATGGTTATCCATCATCTTCAACCGTACTAGCATTTACATCAAAGACTGCCGCAGAAGTAAGAGCAGTTGCAGATACAAGAGCATCTTTAGATGCGATGAGAGCAAATCCATGCGATTTCGAATTTGATGAACCTATCTATCTTAAAGGTAAGCAATGGTATTCATTCGCTCTACTAGCAGGAGACTCTATTAAGTATGAAATCTATACGGCTAAGATGGGTGAGTCAGAACTAGGAACAACCGATACTTCAATTTCAAGACAACCTACTATGGGTTCAATGTTTAAATCACAGAATGGTTCAACATGGGAAGCAGATCAACTATCAGATATCGCATACGTATTAACCCGAGCAGAATTTTCAACAAGTGGAACGGCAGTTCTTGAAAATAGAAAAGTGCCTAAGATGGCATTGCCAAACAATCCATTCCAGTTTACATCAAGTTCCGCTAAAGTTAAAGTTTATGCACCCGACCATGGATTGGCACCAGGTGATACAACTACAATTTATGGTATTACTGGTGCAACTGTCTTTAATGGCGTAGCAGGATTTAATATTGCTGGCGCTAAGACTGTGGACTCTGCTGAGATTGATTACTTTTCATTCACCACTGACTCCGCAGATGTTGCTAACCAATCAGGATTTGGTGGTTCAAGTGGAGTTTCAATAGACCAGAACTATTCATATAACACGGTAATGCCTGTGATAACAAGTGTTCTGCCAGATCATACTACAATGAAACTATCTGGCCAGTTTACAAAAGGTTATTCATATGGCGAAGGTGGAGCTTATACGAAAGACACAACGTTTAGGACACTTGAGAATGGTGCTAACCAATCATTTAACGCAGATCCATATCCTAGAGTAATGGCAAATAGAGGACTTGAAATAACTAAAAGTGCAATATATGGTGGACGAACTGCCGCAAATGGTAGATCAACATCGATTAAGATAGATTTAACTACAGCAAATAAATTAGTTTCTCCTAAGATTGATCTTTCGACTCCGCAATTAACACTTGCACATTGGTTAATTGACCAACAAGATTCAGCATCTGGTAATTCATTCAACGTACCGATTAAGTTTCCGTCTGCTAATTTTGTTCCAGAAACACTCGCAAGAGGTGGTTCATCATATGCAAAACATATTACACTACCGATTAGACTTGCAGTTGCCGCTAGAGGTGTCAAAGTTATTGCTGGTGTAAACAAACCATCAGGTGCTACAATTGACTTGTATTATAGAATTGCAACAGATAACAATATTAATGATGTAGATTGGTTAAAAATCGCACCTACAAATAATCATGGTGTTGATGATGTTAAAACAGTCTATAGAGATTATAATTACTTAATTGGTGGCGATCAAGGATTGGCCACATCTTTCAGTCAGTTCCAACTTAAGATGGTATTAAATGCGTCTAACTCATCTAAATATCCAACAGTTACAGACTTACGAGCAATAGCAGTATTCTAATGTCTTTAGTCAAGATTAAAGATAATTCAGATTGGGCTAAAGATACAACAACAGGCGCTATAGTGAACATAAACGCAAGTAAGATACAACAAGATATTGAAAGGCAACAGAGATTAAAAAAGGAAAAACTTCAGATGAAAGATAATTCAGAAAAAGTTGAACAATTGCAATCTGATATGTCTGACATGAAAGTTTTACTTAACAAAATCTTAGAGAAAATAGAATGACACATATCAGAAAATCAGCAGTTACAGATACAATTCTTACTTGGCACACTAAGTTTAACGATTTAGTTAGATTTACTGGTGATAGTTCTGATTTGACCACAGATCAAGATTCAGATTTAGTTGGTGCAATAAACGAAATTGATGCCGTATTTGATGCGTCTGCTAATAAAATTCTAACAAATATAGAAACACTAAACCTATTACCTACAGTAGATGATACATCTGACTTGGGTAGTGGTGCTAAAGAATGGAAAGACTTATATGTTGATGGCGTAGCAAATATAGATTATGGTCTTATTGATTCTGCAACCATTACTGGTAATTTAAACATTCAAGGCAAAGTAATTGACCTTAGAGCAGACAGTGCAACCATTACTGGTAATTTAAACATTCAAGGCAAAGTAATTGACCTTAGAGCAGACAGTGCAACCGTTACTGGCAATTTAAACATTGGTGGTAAAATTATCGACCTTAGAGCAGACAGTGCAACCATTACTGGC